TTATTTCAAAATTTCAATTGGTTTTACTCCCTGCTCAACACGCTTTGTATTAGCAATGTTTCTCAGACGAATAGAAACCTCATTTGCATTTCTTATATATGGGAGTGTTTTCACCGTTCTGTCGGTATATGTAACATAGATATAGCCTCCGCTAAATATGTTTTCTCTTGAAGAAATGTTTTTAATACGATAAAGGTCAATGTTTTCTTGTCTTTTATTAATCAAACCATGTTTATAAACAACTACTCCAGCTTGATTGTCTAAATAATAATCTGTAGTGTAAATATCAATTAATTTTGGAATAGCTAAAATAAAAGCAGTAATCCAACTCCAACACAGTGTAGGTACTATGGCACGCCAATCTTTCTCATAACTAATATTCATAATTATTTTCCTTCTTAAATTTAAAATACTTAATTCAATTATCTGCTTTATACATACACTTTTCAACTTAATTATAATTAAGTTTACATCAAAATAAACCACCTGGAATTCAATCCAAGTGGCTTATTTGATATATTATTTAAATTTTCCCATTGATTTGCCGTACTTATCCTTGCCCACAATATAGCCATAACCGTTAGCGCGTGGCTGTCTAAGCCATAGTCGCTTAGGACCTTGCAGTACTGCGTCATATTTAATAGCACTGCCCTTTGGCAATTTAGCAAAAGCTGGTGAGCTAATATGTGGTGAGGTATGCAGTTTGAGAGCTTTTTCTAAAATAAAGGTACCAGGCTTTTTAATCCAACCTGATTTTTTGCTGGCACTTTTAGCTGGCTTGCTTGCTGCAGGTGCTGTGCCACCTACACCGTGAGCAATGTCGTGTGCGAACTGTGCCTTGCTAATACCGATACTAGATAGATAGCCGTAAGGATCACTATGGTCAGTATTGCCTAAATGTTGAGTGATCCAGTTATGAGTCTTAACCCCACGCTTGGACGCTGTATCTAGTGTCAATGGAATGCCGTATTTCTTAGCATATTCACGGATCAGGCTGATATAGTTACGGTAGGCTTTCTTTGCTCGTGATTTATTGGTAAATTCGCACAGCTCAATTTGCATTGGTGAAAGTTGGTTACCGTAATAACCACATCCCCACGCTACATAGCCTAAGCCACCTACCAGATAGCACTCTTTATCATCAACAACTAAATGGACGTAAGTTTGTGCGGTGTTAATGCCAGCCTTCATATTGTGGGCAATAGCCCACGCTTCACCGTTTGTCGTGGCCGTTGAGTGAGCCACAATAATATTTCTTTTAGCGAGTGTTGAGGCACCCTCATTAGCGGATAATGCGTACTTTTTATTTAGCTTCATTTTTAACCCCTTCTTGGTAAGCCTTCTCAACCATTCCTTCAGCTGTTTCTTTAGTTATCTTCGCTTTAGATGCCTTTGCTTGAGCAAGCAAAGCGTCAGTTGCTGCCTGCTTCTTCTCTGCTCCAGAAAAATTGGTATGCGTTGCTTGTTGCGTAACAATATATTGCGCCACGTCATACAGCCACTTCATCTTGTCTGCAAATGCAGGATTGTGCTGTTTAGCGTATTGATAGACAGCAACAATACCAACAGCTAATAAGACAATGTATGGTAATAATGAGTTCAATAGATTAATAATTTGCGTCATTTTTTATTCCTTTCAACAAAAAAAGAACACTAAATAGTGTCCTCTAACTTCTTTTTTAATTTTTCGTACTTATCCTGTATTTCCAGTCTTTTTTTACGTTCATAAAGATAATCCTGTTTAAAATTATCTCTTTCAACCTTTAGGTTCTTAATAATGTCGTCTGTGTCCTCTTTATGAGATGTATGAGTAACGGCTAAAAAGGTAGCAGCTGCTTCAAATAAAGTTCCTAGTACATAGATTAGAGTACTCACATCATGCACGCTACCACCTCTCTAACTTTGATATATACAATATAGGCACAATATTGAAATTACTGTTTCACCTATAACTGTTAAATCCATACGATACTCACCAGCTCCAAAAGCGTGTCCTAACTGTATGCCGATTAAAAACCACATTGTCCAAGCACCAACAATTAAAATAAACATACGCCAACCCCTATGTTTTTTAGTAAATAGAGAATCAAGCATAATTAAAAGACCTAGTATTATTATTGCTAGGTCTAATCTTTTATCGTTCATAAACAAGGTCCATTCTGGTGGCCAGAAAAAATAGTTTCTGTTCATTAGTAGAACTGAACCAATTGCAGCAATGGCTACACCTGCTATAGTCTGGTCATGGTTATCGTTAATATTACTTGACAACTGGTGCAACATAATTATCACCTGTTATATCTGTGTAATCTTTATCAGTTAGCCAGCCTAGTTGTACAAAATAAGCTACATCGGAATTAACATAAATTTTAGACTGATAAAACTGAGTTACTAATATCTTGTATATATTATTGAACATTGGTACTGCCCCCATCCAGTGTGCTATCGGTAGCATTAGCTTTAGGACTAGTAGCAGCACCGAGTAGCTTCAGCATTTGAGCCTGTCCATTAGCTAGATTTGACAATGCATTTTTGAGGTCTTTATTCTCACTTTGAACCATAACATTGTTTTGCCGAACACTTTCAATCGTTTTTTCAACACTAGCTAAACGGCTACTAGTACTAGCATTATCGTTATCAATCCACACATGCTTGATCTTGTCCCATTTGGGTCTAATAAAGTCAGCTGGTGGTGCTTCTACGATTATTGGATAGAAATTAGTTTCATGTTTTTGGAACAATAAAATAGGCTCACAATCGATTTCATTGTTCGAAATAAAACCCATTTGAGCCCATAAACCACTTTGATCTAATATTTTCTGTTTTTCAGCCATCTTATCTTGCCAGCTGGCCTGGTTTGTAGTTTTTTCTGTCATTTTAAAATCTCCTTAAATACAATTAATTAGTTTTAATTTTTCATAAGTCTCTGGCGTAAACAAATATATCCAGCCACCACTATTAAATTTGTCTATTGTAAAAAATATATTATTAGCATCAATGTATTTGGAATATACAATTTCGGCGTCAGAATGGTAATTTTTCAGAATTTGTGCCGGTGTTCCAGCAAAAATTTTGGATGCATTTGCAATAAGAAATGAGTTTACATATATATTAATACCAGTATCAGGTTGACTCATAGTTAACTGAAATCGATTGTATTGAGGGTTATAAAAATATTCATAAAACTCTGTTCCAACAGGTATATAATAGTCGTTATTTATATCCTTAAACCTGTTGCCATTTAGGAAAAGATTGTTTACTTCTTGATCATTTATTTTCATAATAACATCCCCTTACTAAGGTGTACCAGTTAATATTTGCGGATTGGCTGCTGAATATTTCTGGCCATCTGCCAAGGTATCGGCATAGTGATATGCTACCTTCGATTTTTGCTCTTCCATCTCATTTTGCAAAGTAGTAATGTCCTGCTGCATTTTTGAGACGTCCGGAATTGCAATAGCAATGTTACCCTTATCATCCGGACTAACATTGTTAACAGTTAATGGACGTTTGTTAATATCGTTCTTCAAAGTATTATGGGAAGCTTCAGCATCTTCTTTGGTTTCTAAGCCAGAAAGATCAGGTTTAGGAATATCAATATTAGCCACGCCCTTATCATCTGGACTAATTGGCGTACCACCATTAACACTGATCTGCTTTAATGTGCCAGCATTTTTAAGCTTTTCATCAATCGTTGTTTTATCATAGAATTTTTCTAAATCTTCTTTTAGCGCATATTTGGTAAAGTCAACACCTTTGATTTTATCAACAGCATCCATGGCAGAATCGATTGCTGATTTTAAATCAGCTTGATTTTGTTCAGCGGCAGTTAGTTCGTCTGTTATTGTCTTAATTCGTTCTTCAAAATCTTTTACAGCTGAGTCTTTCCATTCATCGTAATTGGATCGATAACTTACTAATTCATCATCGAATTTTTGATTAAGTGTACTAAGAAGCTCATTATATTTACTCTGATATTCAGCAAATTGGTTAATCATAAGATTTAGCTGGCTTTCAAATTGTTGTCTAGCTTCATTTAAACGATTAATTGCTTCTTGCTTAACTTCATTACTTGAATCAGTCATTTGATTGATCGAAACTTTAGCATTTTCGATATATTCTTCAAACTTTTTTTGCAGTCTTTCTAATGCTGAAACATAGCTGACAGATCGTTCTTCATCGGTAAACTTAGCTTCAACTTGATAACTAAACTTTGTGGTAGAAGCAACAATATTATTGATATTATCTTTAACATAAAAATAACAGGGTACTGAACCCGTTTTTTGTGTTACCTCATCTGGTAACAAGAAATACCAAATATTGTCTTGTTCTGTAAATCTTTCTGGTTCGTTTTCTACTTCTATTATTTGACCATCAGGCTTAGTTGCACTAAAACAGAGATTTTCTGCCTTTACTTCATATTCATTCCACGCATTTGTTAACCTAAAGGGCTGACGATAACCTTTGTCACCTTGATACATTAGTTTTGCAGGAGCTACCCAGCTCTGCATTTTTTGAACATCAAGGTTCAAAATCGGGTTATTGGGATTTTCTACCATCTGTTTCACTTCCCTTCAACTTATTTTGTAATTCTTTTAATTGCTTTTTAGTATCTGCCAGTTCTCTACTCTGCTTTTGATAAGCCACACGGAGAGCAGCCAATATTTCAATCTTATCTCTAATAATTGCAGCCATTTCGTCGGCTAAAACTTCAAATTCATCACTCATTTTAACGAACTCGCTTTCACATATGAAGAAATGTTATTTGCCGTTATTACTGTGCTGTCACCAATTCTAGCAACATTTGGCCCGATTGAGGTTACATGGTAGCCATCACTAATCATTATCTGTCCCGAGGACAGCATAGATTCATAATTCATTGACTTGACCCAAACAGCTCTACCCCCATCATTAGGCCACAAATTACCAGGTGGATTAGTGCCGATACTTACTGTCATAGAGCCACCTGGTGTGGTTGATACAAGAGAACCGTTCATTTGTAAAGCGTCAATTTCCATTGCACGTACTCGAATACCATCAATCATATCAGCTGCTATTTTACCCTTTGTGATCGCACTATAAGCACCGTTAGGACCAATAAATTCAAGGCCATTTCCATTCATTCGCATGTATGACCCATCATAATTCTCAGCAGTAAATTCTTGAATGTTTTCAGGATTGTAAGGGTCTCGACGCAACTTGATTGGACCTGAACCAGTAGATTCAATTTCATTGCGAATTTGTTCAAAATCAGCGTCTAATTCTTCTGCCCGATTATTAACATCTTCAATTCTTAAATTGGTAATATTAAGTTTATGCATCAGGTCAGCTTGTAGTTTTTCCCGTTCTTCACCCTCGACTTGTAATGATTGGTGTAATTCACCATATAGTGATAGATTCTTTTTATCTGACTCTTGAATGTGTTGGTCGGCTGTTTCAACAGCCTGAGTTATATTGTTCGAAATTTCCTGTTCCCTATCAACCTCTGCTTTGACTGTAAGGTTTCCAATGTCGACTTCTGTGTTACTGTTATCAATCAAGTCACGTACAATCTTGATAACTCTGGACTTAATAGTAAAACGTTGAGGTGTAAATGAAACTGCTGTTACCACATCTCCCAGGTTAAGATTACCAGCTTTCGCAACGGTCGTTTGCACCTCAATCTGTGGATTACACAGAGTTAGCAATTCTTGATATGTTTTTCTGAGCAACTCATTTTTATCTTTTTCATTTTGAAACTCCAAAACCGTCATCCGAGGCTGTCTGTTTCCTTTATTATCAATCCACCCCCACTTTTGAGTTGCTTCTGGAATTTCGACATAGAGCTGGCCCAATGGTTTATCTACTGGATCACCTTTTTGTTTTGACCATTCAAGATCATCGAATTCTATTGACCGCGAATAACCACCGGTATCATTACCTGCTTCGTCTTGATTTTCTACACCTGCACCACGTCCAACGGCTGCTGTATAAAGTTTACGCTGATCTTGAACATATTTAAAAGAGGTTACGTTTCTGCCTTGTACCAGCCGAGTAGTAGTTTCCTGGCCAATAGTGTCATAAACATGACAAACTTTCTTTTCTATCTTATTTCCAGATACTTGATATCTGAACTGAACCTCTATTCCCCAAGTTTTCTCAACTTTATTAAGAGCATTTTTACGACTACAACGGTAGAAATTAGTCGATCCATTTACGTTTTTGGCATGAAGTTCATAAGTCCAAGTTGATCCGTTAAAAATTGCATCAAGCGTATCTTTTAAAGTAGCATTATTAAACCGCCTGTCTTTAATAAAAAATTGAACATCCAAATCATCGCTGGCACTCTCAATTGCTGTCACGTAGATTATTCTATCTTCGTAACTTGGTCGCTCAATTTTAAATAATCGATAGTCATTAGTTTGTTTAACCGGAACGCCTATATACATCGTTTTGTCAATATCAATTACATTCTGCTTGTTTTTAGGAAGTGAAAATTGAAGTTCATCATAAACGTTGATTTCTTCAGCAATATTAGCGCTAAGAGCTTCCGTTTTAATAGCAAAGAGATTTTCATGATTGTCATATAATAATAATTTCAAAGTTCTTTCCTCCTCAATTGCAGAGTTAGATTAGAACTGTTTGAACAAGTAATGACACTGCCTTGTTTAACCGCAAAGTTTTCAAAATCACTATTTAAATTCAGTAAATCCAACCGATTAACTGAATTTAACAGTATTTGTGCATCCCCGGTAAAATCAATCGTTACTTTGTCCCCGACAGAGAAACTGCCCGTTAGCGAAATGGTCTGTTCAAAGTTAGTAATTTCTAAGTGATTGTTTGCCGATTTTATTGTTAGCTCAATTTTATCCGGCACCGTCGGATAATAAGCTGGTTCATTAATCCTAATCGATTGTCTGCCGCGATAAATGGTCTTGTTTTTAAGTCTTTTAAACGGATCAAGGAGCGTGATGGTAAATTCACTGTTAACAACATTAGTTCCTGGATTAGGATTAGTTGCACCGGAAAGGGTACCAACATATTCAAATTGTGGATCATCAAAGAAATAGAAATGCATTTGTTTTGGGCTCAACAAATAATTAAGCCTAGCAAACTTCTCCCTATATTCTTGATCTGAACTAGCAATTAATTGGTATTTAATTGTTAATTCACGCTTAGGGAGATCAGCACCTAAAAACAATTCACCATCGTAACCAGAAACGGCTTGAGAAGATACAGAATAAGGCATTAATTCACGACCAGTTACGTTTAATGTTTGGTAACCATCAATTTGATCTTCAATTGGAACGCCCACATCATCAGTTTCAATAAACATTGCTTCGGGTGGTAAATAAGCAGAATCACCTCGCTCATTTATTCCTAACCCAGTAAATTGATATTGTTTCATTAAAGCCTCCTCTGTCTCAAAACACTGTGTTCATCTTGCTTTTTACTAATATCATTGACAAACACTTCATAATCATGATTGCCTAAAGATAAATTAATGTATGCAGGCTGATTCTTTACATTAATTTGTTGGTCAAATGATCCAGTTAAAACCGATTGCGCATTATGATTTAAAGCACTGATTTGGTTGTTAAAAGCATTAGGATCTATCTCCGGCACAGCACTGCTGGCCATAGCAGCTGCAGCTTTGACAGCTAACCCAGTATTCTGAGAAATACCCTTAGCCATACCTGCTACAAAGTAATAACCAACTTCATCACGCATTACACGTGAAGGAGAGTTAATACTTAAAGCACTTTTGGCGGCATTGATTGCTCTCCTAGCCATGTTTCTTGCAGCATTGATCAAATTACCTACAGCATTACCAATACCTTTAATCATCCCATTAACAAAATCTTCACCTACGCTTACCATTCCCTCAACAGTTGACTTAACTCTGTCAACTGCAGTAGTTACTGTCGACTTGATTTTGTTCCAAGTGCTGGTGGTAGTTGTCTTAATGGTGTTCCATACGTTTGTCACTGTTGACTTGATTCCATTAACTACAGTGGTCACAACTGACTTAGCTCCATTTATTGCGGTTGTAATCACGGATTTGATTGTATTCCAGACTGTCGAAGTTACCGATTTGATTGCATTCCAGACTGAAGTCACGACAGACTTGATTCCATTGACTACTGTAGTAATAACTGATTTTACCGCTTTGATTGCGGTGGTGATTACAGACTTAATACCGTTCCAAACGGTTGTAGTGACTGTTTTGACCGCATTCCAAACGGTTGTCCATACTGTCTTGATTACATTAACGACGGTAGTAACTACTGTCTTGACTGCATTAATAGCTGTTGTAATTATTGCTTTAATGCCGTTCCAAATGGTCGTAGCAACAGACTTGACAGTATTCCAAGTGGCTTTCCAAAGGGCAACAATTGTGGTTAGTATCGTACTAATAATCTGGGCAATGACTTGAATTCCAGTCCTAATAACTGTCTGAATAGTGGTTATAATTGAGGTTATTGTCGTTACTAATCCTGTAATTGTAGAAACAATAACATTAACAATTTGCACAACTATACCAGTTATAACTGCAACAATCGGTGTCAGAAATGTAATTATTTTCGTAACGGCTTGAATAATGAAAGTAATGACCGGTGTCAACACAGTTATTATTGAGCTGATAATTTTAACAATATTACCAATGATGTTGCCTAGCGCTTGCCATACTCCTAGAGCACTGCCCATTTTAATAAAATTCTTTATTACGTTACCAATAACAGAAACAATTCCGTCAAAAGCAGTTTTAACAATTTTAACTGCGTTGCCAATAATCGACCAAACGCTCTGCATGGCCCCTACCTGTTGGAAGCCTGAGATTACGCCTTTAATGGCCGATACAATTGATTTAATTACCCCAACTACAGTTGAAATTGCCGCTTTAGTCGAATTAAACACACTTTGTGCCGTTGAGCCCACTGCACTCCAATTAATTGAGCTAATGGCCGGTTGCAAAAATGAGGTTAAATTATTAACGACAGTTTTGATATACGTACTAACGCTAGTAAAACCTGTCAGTGCACCCTGAGCAATCGGCTGCCAGTTAATACTGTTAATAGCATTACCTAGTGTGTCACCAATAGTGGTTGCAATATTTCCCAACTGCGTGCCTAAGGTCGATAGTGCACTGCCTGCCGACTTTAAAGTAGGACCAAATACACTGCTGAAAACATTAATTACGTTTTGAATGGCATCGCGTAGTGTCGCACTCTTGTTATAGATTGCGACAAATGCTGTGCCTAAGGCAACTACTGCAGCAATTGCTATTCCAGCAGGTGAAGCAATTGCCTTTAAAGCTGAACCAATATTCTTGAGATTAATAAAAAAAGTACCTAAAGCCGTCATTATTGGTCCAATTATTGGACTAAGGCCAACAAAGCTTCTAATAACACTAGCAATGCTGTCATTAGATTCTGTAGCCCAATCTAGCGTCTTATTAATCATGTCTAAAAGAGAGCCATTGACTCCTCCAGCTGCGGCCATTGCTTTGTTACGCAACGCCTCCCAGTTACCTCCAACTTGTTCAATTTTTGAACCAATGTTTTGCTGCATTTCGTTAGCTTGATCACTTAGAAAGACTGTTGCCTTGGCAGTTGAGCTTGCAACTTTATCTTGCTCGGCAGAATATGCATCCCATGATACTTTGGCATCATTAGACTTATTCTTTACAGCCTGAAGCAGTGGTAAAATCGCTTGCATTCCGGCAGTCCCAAAGATTGATTTTAGTGCAGCTGTTTTTTGTGCATCACCCATCTTGTTCGTTGCATCTGCAACTTCAAGTAAAATTTGCTTAAATGGCTTCATCCTATCGTGATTATCGGTAAAGGTAATCCCTAAATGATTCATTGCCTTCTGGGCAACCGCAGATGGTGCCATCATTTGTAATAGAGCGTGGTTCAAATCCATTGAAGCCTGAGCTGCACTAAATCCACGGTTAGTTAACAATCCAATTGCTTCAGAGATAGTTCCCATACTAATTCTGGCTTGGCCAGCAGTACCGCCAACCGTTGCTAAGGCTTGACCCATGTCTTCAATTGATGCGTTTGAAGCATTAGCTGTTTGAACTAGAATTGCAGCAGCTTGCTGCGGTGACTTGAGACTGCTGCCCCAAATATTCATCGCTTGTTGAACTACTCCAGCAGTCGCTGTCAAATCAGCGCCTGCCGCTGTTGCTGCTTGCGAAATAGCAGGAAAAAGTTTAATAATTTCTTTAACTGAAGCACCATTTCTTGCCATTTCAACCATTGCATCTGATGCTTCTTGTGCACTTATTGGTAACACTGCACCCATGTGATTAGCAACTTCAGCTAATTTGTTAATGTCTTTTGCAGTTCCACCTGCAACGACCGCAGCTTTATTTAGGGAAGCTTCAAAATCACCAAAAGATTTTAGCGACTTAATTCCCATAGCAGTAGTTGCTCCGCCAACTATAGTCATAGCCTTACCAGTCGCTTCAAGATTTTTTTGAACTTGTGAGCCAAATTTTTTTACTGCATCTAAACTCTTATCTAATGTTGAAGTAAAACCTTTATCAACCGCTGTAATAATAGCCTTAACCGTATAATCTGCCATTTTTAACCTCCTTTCTTTTTAATTAATCCTTGATTCCAAAATTGTTCAAATTCAGCTTGCCGTTTAGCAAAAATGCGTGCTCGTTCTTCGACTATAGGAATTGAGGATTGAGACTGATAGTTAGGTTCAAATTCAGTTCTAATTTTGTCAACAGCCTTCTTATAGTCAAACAAATCCGTTATTCTTCTATATCTTGGCTTAGGATGACTAGCACTACCGGTTGTACTTTTGACCATTTGATTAAACCAGGCCTGCTGTGCAATCTCGTTCATCTTCTCAGCCTGTTTTAGCTTGTAGGCTTCCATTCTGATTTCATACTCAGCAATTGTCATCTGATAGATATCAAATAGATCATGAAAGCCCAAATAAGCAAGTGCATTAAGCACTATTTGGTAATACTTATCTTCAAAATCCAGGTTTATTCTGAAATTCTGTCTGTTTCCGGCAGACTCGCTTTTAAATTTTTCATACTACTCCGGGTCACATTGGATTTTTGCAATTCAATTAATACATCATGGAAAAGCTGTTCAATATTAGTATCTTTTTCTAAAAACTCATCAACTTGAGCTTGAGTTGGCCTCTCATTATTTACCCATAAGGCATAATAAAGTACTTCAGAAAGGGTCGCGGCATTCCTTGAAATTAAGCCCGGAACAACAGAATTCAAACCAAAGCCAATTTTTATTCCCTTTTCTTCAATATAATGAACAGCATCTAATTTGCGCAAGAACATAATTCCAAAATTTAATTTATAGGTCTTTTCGTTGATTTTAATTTCCATCTTTTATTCTCCCAGCTCTAAATTATTCTTTATTATTTCCTGGCATTTGATTTGACTCATTTGCTGAAACATCATCAGAACCTGCACCAGTATCAGTATCTTGCCACTCAGTTCCGCCACCGTTCTTGTTTGAATCATCAATTGTCTCAAGACCACGGAACACGTAATCAACCTCTGCTTGTGCTTTTTCCGGTAGGGTTAACCAGCCAAATTTAGGTGTACCGTCAATCGTAAAGGTAACATCACGAGTAGAGTTGTCATCTGGATCGTTGTCATTGCTGTCTTCAGTAACAGTGCCACGCATATAAATAGCGTAATACTTACCTTCATCATTTCTGCGCTTACGGTAGACAATCCACGTTTCTACCTTCTTATTTTTAAAAAGAGAAGTATAGAGGTCATCTGAAATTTTCGAAATATTATTAACAAATTCAACCTCAAGATTTGTTTCAAGTGAACTTGTAGTTGCAACATTACCTGACTTTGTAGCAGTGCTATCCGAATCACGTTGAGGATCAAAAGATAAGGAGGTTTGATAGGGAATCAATCTCCCTTCCTCTTTGCCTGCATTTTCTAGTAAACGTGCAAAAAGCAAAGTGTCAATTCCTTGCAATACCTGAATTTCATCTGTCATTTTAGTTTCCTTTCTATTTTTTAAACCAATCAAAAACAAGTGTTGCTATACCATGAATTAGTTTTGTATTGGCCACACTTGTATCATTAATTATCTGACTTGTATTTTTGTTATATCTTGTTTGAAATCTGTAATTAGCAGACTCGATTTCTTTGGTGAGAAGTAATTTCCCCACCGCATTGGTTACTTCTCCTCTCATTTCTTCACTTCCCCAAATATGAACAGTAATTGCCGTTCTGCCCACCACATCTGTTTTTAGATTGACCTGTGAGTCCTCCATATTGCCCAAAACAATGAAGGGATAAGGGACCTGCTTGGTTGGCAGCGAATCATAAGTATCATAGCCAATAGCTTTTTTTGCAAATTCAAACAAGCTGTTAAATAATTCTAAGTTTGCTGTCATTCTTCAATCAACTTCTTAACGTCTTCTTGAAAAAGAGGTGCCTCAATACGAAAAGCTGGACCTAAAGTTGGCCTAGCTGCCATAAATCTAGTGCCGTATTCAAGATATGGAAAGTATTTTGTTCCTGGTTGAACTTTGGCGGTTAAACCGTTGTCTTCAATTTGAACGACTGAACTCCTCCTTGTTGCCCCAGTTGGTTTAACAAATTTATTACCCTCGAAGTGACCACGATATTGACTTAACATATTGCGTTGTGTCTTATCTGACAATCCTGCACCATGCTTTTTTACCAAGTCCGAAACTTTTTGCATATCTGCCTTCTTGCTTTTTAAGCCCTTAGTAACTGCTTCAAGGCCCTCTATTTTAACTTTAACCATTATCCTGTCCCACAATCATCGCATATCCCTTTAAAGCATTGATACTGCTATTAAAACGATACCTGGTCGAGCTATCTTTTATTTGCAAGTAATCCCAATTTGAAGGCTGTTGCATTAAACGAATTGTTTTAACCCCTTGTTCTATTTTGCCTAACAATTCAACTTGTGAAGCGGTACCTAGGTCGGTTACATTGGCCCATTCTTGCCAGCTAATCAATTTGTAGACATGTTTGCTTGTCTTAGGATTATAATCAATATCAACTTTACGGTAAAAAGTAATTTTTGTATCAAACCTCATAAGGATTAATCCAACTTCCTTGGTTCACACCAGTGCGATCCGTTCGCCACTGTTCAATTTCATCTTTCCATTCATCAAAATCATTCGCATGAAAGGTAATTGATTCTCCATCCTGACTGTAGCTTAACATTCCCTCGTTTTTTAAACGATTAAACTTCTTGACTGCGGCTCCCCGTACTATTGCTTCCATTGAATTCGGTAATTCGTCATCATCAGTCAAAGACAATCTTAATTTGAGAAATTCTTGTGCATCACTTAGATACAGTTTTAGGAGTTCATCCCAGTTATCGTCTTCCAACTGTAAGGCTATTTTTAGTTTGACAAGTTGTTCAGTCATTTTTATCTACTAAGCCTTTTTACTTGCATCGGTACCAGTTGGTACTTTAGGAGCAGTAATTGTAGCCGTAACAATTCCATCAGTACGTTCTGGTAGCATTAACCATCCACCAGTTGCAACTGACTGGTACGTCAAGGATTCATCAACTTGGCTGTGTTTCATCCCAATCAGACCACTCTGATCAACTTGCATTCCAAACGTTCTGCCAGCATCGCCACGCATATCAACATAATAGAAATTAATATTGTTGTTTACAGTCATAACAACTTTACCAGCAGGAATTGCAGTGGTTAAGAACACCACATCAACATTTAAAAAGTTCTGTAGGTACTTCATTCCAAAGGTATTTTGGGTCGTAATCTGCGTACCACCAAGATATGCGTAAACATCGTCAGGGTTAGCAAACGCAATTACTGTACCTACATTGTCAACATCTTCAAATAGTCCTGTTAGTTTTCCTAACCCGGTGGAAATTGCCATTTGTAAGCCTTCACCTTTAGTATTAGTAGTCGATTTGCTATTTAAAGTGTCGAAAAAGTCCTTCTTGGCATTTTTCTGCGCAATGCTCAAAATCTTTGAATCAGTATAAGTGACGGCTTGAGAAAAACCATCACGCTGAATTGCCTCAAAAGATGTTACTTTACGAATTTTGTCAGTTAATAACAATTCGTATGTCTTATCAACTGCACGCGTTACTTTAGTTAACGGAATTGTTTCACCCTCGTCAACCGTCCTGTTAGCTGCTTCTGTTACGTCCGTTTTATAGGTCTTAATAACGGATCCGTTGGCCATCGGGTGCAGTCGCACACGACCCATTGCAGTCAGCAATGTATTAACGTTGTCTGAAAATTGCTCCACAAAATCAATTGATTGAGCAACTAAATCTGCACTTGTAATCACATTATTGTCTTTTGTCATTATTTTATTCCTCCATTAAAATTCATCTAAGTGTTCTTTGATTAATTGAACCCGCTTTGCCGGATCGTCTATTTTTCTCAGTTCTGACCTGTCAAAAGGTTTATTATCATTGCCATTTACTCGCGGCGTTTCAGATTTTAAAAATTCCTTTTTAACCTGCTTAACAATAGCGTCATAAAACGAACTCAAGGCTTTCATATTTGTGGACACCTGCTTTTCATTAATCCCAGCAGGCACAACAAGATTTAATATATCTTTAGGGACAACTACGCCTGCTTCATTAAATTGTTGCGAAACGGTGTCCATTTGATCCCTACGAATCAATTGAGCCTTTAATTTTTCATTTTCGCTAATTGCTTTATCTAAGTCTGAATTATTATTCTTTTTGTCATTACCTTCTTCATCATTACGCACTGACTTCAACTTCTCTGTCAAAGTTTCAATCTGTTTTTGTGAATCCTCAAGCTGCTGCTTATACTGATTTTTTTGATTGGACTCACGATCGATTCGCTTACGCATTTTTTCGATTTGTTCAGTTACCGTTGCTTCGCTTTTAGTTTTACTAATATTATCTTTTTTAACATCTAAACCATTTTCTTGATCAGTAACTTGTTTATTTTCGTCTTCCATTTTTCTCCTTTCAAATTTTAGGCAAAATAAAAACGACTATTTTTATAATCGTTTTTGGTTTAATAAATAATGTTTTTTGGATTATATTTTTTATAAACTAGATCATTTGTTGACAAATCATCAATTGAAACATTCTTTTTTATACAATAATCAATTAATTCAACATCATGAGGACCATAAACTGGCCAAGGTTTGTGAAATTTATCAACATACTGCGAAAGTGCCGCAATGACGGCTGAATCCCAGTCATGATAAAGTTCCATGATTTTACTTTTTTCCATGTTTTATGATCTCCTTTAATGTTTCATGATACTTATCAACCGTATCTCTAAAATACTTTTTTATGATTTTTTCAGACCCAGGGTTATTAATCGTAGCAGCGGTCAATTCAGCCCAAGCTTCAGTTGCTCGTCCACTCTTACCAGCCTGGCGCCAATAAGATCTACTATGACCAACTCCTAAAGGGTATTCAAAACCTAAGCCACTCATAATATCTGATAAATCTCCCTTATCCTGTGAAGAAATTTGTTCTGTATCATGAGCTATTTCTTGAACCAGTTGCACAGTAGCATCTTTTCTTATCTGCTTGAGAGATGAAGCATATGGTGTGCCATCTTTTTTTACCTTTAACCAATACCCCGGATGGTTAGCAACTTCGGCTTTATTTCCTTCTATTCTACTAAATTTTAAGTCTTTTACCAGTTTTTGGTACCTTTTATCAATTAATTTATCCCAATCTTTATCAATGCTATCGATTATCCAACCACTTGCTTCTTTTACAAATCCGTTTATAGGAGTATTAGGAATAACATCTCCCGCCAAATAATCAATCATGTGACCAAATTCGTGGAAAAAAACATCATATTTCTTCTGATAGTATTTCATATCATTAGGAAGATTCATACTTTTTTGATAAATAGTGACGCCTTGATCAGGTCGATAAAAACTAGTACCACCACCTTTAGGGTAAGCATCAAGTTTAAGCTGGCCATGATACATCTGCCATACTTTCTTAATGTCATCTGGTGCTTGACTTAAAATCTTAGCCAAAGCAGTAGCATCTTCTGTACCCAACTTTTCACTCAAATTGTCATTTAAATACCTGCTTACCAGCTGTTCATCACTTAAATTGTCATCAAGTGCCTTCTCTTCATCAATCCAATAGGCACCAATGCTGCACATGCAGTTGGGATGAACTGGAATATCGGGAACATCTCTTAGACGATATACTCCTGATCCCCAATTGCTGTCAGTTTCTGCAATCTCACGACAAACCCTGCAAGCTTGTCCTTCTGCATACCACATAACAAACTTGTAGCCATATTTATTAAATATTGCCTTAGCAGCTTGTACTTGCACTCTAGCTGTCTCTGTCCGTGCTAAACGTTCAGCAGCATACCTGCTATTTACAAATGAATCAGAAACCATTCCCGTTAGCCACTTGACCATCTCCCTTGGATTGTCACCGCGTATTATTGCCGTTGATACCAAGCCGTCAAGCGTACCCTTTAAAGCATCTACGTTGGCCCAGATTCGTGATGAAAACTCCGCATTAGCCACTTGTCGATAAATTTGTTCCTGAACTTCTTGCGAACTCCAAAGGTTGTTATTTGTACTAATCTTAAGAATTTGAGCTTGGCGTTCCTTTTCCTTAACGTAGTCATTCCACAGCTTCTTGGTCAGAGAACTTTCTTGATCAATTCCTAAGTCTACTAGATGCGCACCAATCTTCGACTTCAAAATCTCGTTGCGATTAATCCGCATGGTTGCGTTATAGACTTTGAGTCGATCGTTGACGTCCTTGCTAAAGTTCTTCCTGGTTACATGGTTTCCCTTTGCCATTGCTACTTGGGCCTTAGCGACCACTTGCTGGGCCAAGGTTTCATATTCGCTAATCGCTTTAGCGGTGACCACTTTACCGCCTGAATAAGCTAAATCAGCCTTGATTTCCTTGTTAAGTTCGTCAATTGTACTCTGATACAATCCGGCCAAGTGCTTGTTGTAGGCTTCTAGGTTCTTTTCCTGCTGGGCCTGCCACCCCCTTTCTGCCGCTTCTCGATCCGCCCAATATTTGTTCTGCTTATTGACCATCATCATCACCAGCATCTTCTGGTTGCTTCATGAAGTCCGGTAGAGAGCCTGCTGCTTCCTGAGCATTTTTGATGTTTTCAGCCTTTTCCTTCTTGATTTCTGCAATTTCATCATCTGGATCATCAACGATGCCGGGCAGTAATTTCATCTGAGTCCGTTGCGATACCAATCCCTCTGCATCCTTGGCAGCAGAAATCATTGCAGCAACATCAGACGGTACATTTTTAGTGAAATGAATCTGCAAGTTCTTCCATGCATTCTTGTCTGTTTCAGGTAAAACTTGACCTACCGAAAAAACAATTTTGAACAATTTTCTTAAAGATTGCACAAACTTGCGCTCTTTTGAATTTGCTTTATCTTGCATTGCTAATAGCTTAAATTGTAAAGCTACACCCGAAGAATTACCGGCAAAATTCTCATCATTTAAATTAGGAATCATTGATACTTCATAGATTGCATCACTGACTCGTTGAATAAAGTTTTCCTGCATCTCATCATCAGCAGGCTTTGACAGAAATTCTACTTTAGGGTTTGAACCCGGTGTCACGTTAGGCAGATATAGAAAGCGATTGTTAGCAATATCAATCTTTGGTTTACCTGTTTTATCGGTCTTTAGATTGATTCCCATCATTACTAAATAAGCCATGTCAAAATATGCCAATTGATTAGCTTTTTGACTGAAGCCGTCATCTAAGGCACAGATTAAAGACTTGACTTGTTCAAATACTCCCTGGCGTTCTTCGTTCTCATAGAATTCAACTGCTGGCACCATCTTGTATGGGTTGGCGATAGCTTCTGGGCTAATTTGATTCCTATCAAATCGGTAAACCTGATCAGCATAGTAAATTGCTCCTCTAGCCTGCCATTCTGACTCATTCTTAAAATACTCATATCTGACAAAGGCAAGCGGCTCTCTTTCAACCGTATCGTCATAAATAACGAAGGCTTTAGTAGGACTAACATAGTTAAACCGCGTCTCTGAATCTTCATTTTGATATACGAAACCAATGGACTTACCGTAAATATCAGTTTGTTTAGATAACTCATTCAACTTATCAATGAAAGAAACACTATTCAGCCAATCCTGCAGCTTATCATTGTTTTCACCCTTGTCCAACTGAATGGATGGTGGAATTCCAATAAAATAACCGTTGAACGTGTCAACGATTGTCTTTGCTTTGTTAACCACTAGCCGATTATCTGGACCAAACTGTTTTTTGGCTTGCTTTAAGATTGGGTGTTCACCCAGATACATCTTCATGTTTTCTCTTAACCTAGGCTGCATCTTATCGGAATTCCATTTGATAAAGCCAAACAACTCATCATTAGTTAATTCCTGACCCTTTGGAAACAGAAACTGACCATTTCTAGTTACTAATGCTCGTCCAATTATATTCTCCATTGCAACACCTCCTTAAAGGTAAATATTGCCAATAATCTGGTTTTCAACTTGCTTATGCTGGTTATAAATTGCGTAACGCATTGCATCCATGACGTCATCATTCTTTTTGAGTGGGACACCTTTATCAGAATCCCAAACATACTGGTAGATTTCATCCAAAAACTGATCAATTCCTTGTTGATTAATAAAAAAATGACCAGTAGTCATCAGTTTAGAAACCGATTCAATACCAGTCATTACTGTTTTATCAGCATTAGTAGCTTGAACATTAGCCTGTTGGAACATTGATACATATTCTGGGCGAGCAGAATCACACCAGAAAGTGACATTTCTGCCGTATTGGTTCTGAATATCGTGAGCTACATCAATCCAGTAATCAATATACTTGTGAACTGCCGTATACTCTTTAATTAAATATGTATTGCCTTTATTATCATCGCCAAATACGACAATCACGCCATTGTGTCCTTCAGCAAAGCCCCAGTCAACGCCACAATAATAAGTAAGATCAGAAGGAATTTTTTCATGTTTGATCACCATTGTTTTTGCATCAAAATCACTGTACACAACACCTTGTCCAGTTACCCATAGCCCTAAAACAGAACGATCATAGAACATTCCTTTAGGTGTCGTTGCTTTTTTATTTTCAATATAGCGTTTACTCAGAAAAGTATTATCGTCCAAGACAAAATGGTTACTAATGATATAAGGCGATGCATTATCAATATAATTCTTTTTAAGCCAGTGTGTTGGAATATCAGGGTTTGTGTCGCAGATAACGCGACCTTCACCCTCAGAACAACGATCAAGGATTTCACTGAACACACTCTCGTTAGCTAGGGATGCCTCATTAATGTAAGCACCGTATGCACTAGAGCCACGAACACCACTAATACCTCGAACAGAGCCCGTGTAGGCCAAGACAATCGTTACACCGAACAAGTGTAAGTTACCAATTGAATCCTGTTCTGGAGCCAATCCAAACTCATTAAATAGTGGATTTAAAACATTATTAAAAATATTCTTCTTGGAAGTTCCGGCTAGGATATAAAGTGGATCTTTAATTCGATTACGTTTGGCCAACTCTCGTACTTTTAATAGACTCAAAATAAAGCAATAATTGTTAGCCACGGTTTTACCAGAACGAACTGCCCCATAGTTAATCATTAAATTCCAATAATGATTGTTGACAAACTGACTTAGAACCATCTGTTGCTTGAGTGTGAAATGCTTAGCCAGTATTTTCTCTAATCGCATCTTGCAGTTCTCCCATCATCTTAGCCACTTTGTCTTCCTGTGTAGTATTATTTCCTTGCATAGCCTTCACACGTGCCTCAGTCAAATCGGCTTCTGCATTGATCTTACGTAGTTGCATCTTAGACAATGGATCAATCGGATAACGTTTAAGCAGTTCCTTTGCTGCAGTTATCCTGTCTTTAGCCGACACTTCAACATTTTTATAAAGACCTTTGGCGGTCACAACTGTCTCTGTTTGTTCGCCCCGCATAACTGACGTGAGATACTCTAAAGTCTCTTGAGCAGTTGCTAATTTAGCAGATTCAAGCTGTTCTAACCGTTTTTCAATATAAGCTTTTACGTTAGCATTTGTTAGCAGCCGACTAGCATTAGCTCTAGCAGTTTCATTACTTCTAACTTTATAACCAGCATTAACATATGCTTCTGTCGCATTGCCGCTTTTTATATAATTATCAGCAAACTTACGCTGCTTGCCTCTTAATTCACTCACATCATTTCACCACCTCCTAATTTAGTGTACAAGAAAAGCACTCTAATGAGTGCTTTAAATTTAGTTGCAATATTTAAAAATCAATGTTGACATTTTGCTTTACAATAATTTTTGTTATTTCTAATAAGTTTAATCCATTGAGATTTTGTAATTGTTTGTAATTGATTGTCATTAAAAATATGTTCAAGACTTTGTTTAATCCCATTGCAACATGTACAGAGCGTCCACAAATTCGTTTTATCATACCACTGATCTTCCTGTAGCAATTTACGCATAATTATGTGATCAACGTTAAATTTATTGGTTTCTTTATACTTTCTACCACAAACTTGACAAGTTTTTTTATCATAATTAATACGACCATTTTTTACTCTTGTCCATTCTCCATGTGAATAGAAGTTTTTATCATCTGTCAATTAAAATCACCTCAAAGCAATCATACAAAAAACTAGCTTTTAAAGCTAGTTTCTTTGAGATGAATATAATAAAAAACACTCTATAAGGAGCTTTAACTAGTTTTACTTACCCGAGTGTTTAATAATTACAACTATTGAGATTAAAAGGAATTAAATTATTACTATCATTGGTCAAACTCATCAAATTAAAAACGCATAATGTTTATATATATGAGATAATCAATTACGAAAGGGGGCATAATAATGTTTGATGATTTGTATTTAGATCCAGATGAAGCACAGCTAATGAACGCTATTTATAAAAATTATGTAGAGGTAAATAAAGGGACTAATACCAGAAGACGTAATACACGAATAAATCGCGATCAACTTCAAAAATTAGTTCCTAATTTCTCTCCTAATAAAATAAGAAGAGTATGTATATCATTACAAGTTGATGGATTAGTTGATCTTACATTTGGAAGTAATCAGCTTAGCGAAATAGATCTTACCGCTACTACCATTAGAGCATTTGAGAACTAATTTTAAAGTCATATCTTTTACTTAGATATGGCTTTTTACGTTATGTTTCTTTAGACATAAAAATATGGATCACTGATAGGTCTAATCTCTTCATTATAAAATTTGATTACCTTATCAATTAATCCATACTTAATTTGACACGCTCACTTAATATTTAATATTAAACTCTGAAAACATATTATAGATTATCCTAAATAAACATGTATTAAGGTCATGGCGTGCCTAGAGGAACGTTAGGACTTGCACCTAAAACTTGTGTTTCTTGTGTTGTACGATCGCCACATGCAGTTACTTACTGCCACGCCCCTATATTGCAATAAGTGTAAGACTCATCGTGCTAAATAATGCACATGCCGTCTTATCTTACATTTCCCATTGATCCGTGCGCGCGTTGAGAAAGTTGCTTATTGCTATAGCAACGACAGGATTCGAACCTATCGCCACTTTTGTATATACACATTCAAGAATTATTTTTTATTCTTGATGCTATCAATATAACACCTATTCAATCCGACCTTTCTCCGATTCTGGCCCGATATTGACCCGATTTTTAAATACCTTAAGTTCTGGAATTTTTACATTATAAATTGTTTTCCAAGTATCAATTGTGTCTGCAAACTGACATAAAGCATAACGTTTTAAGTCACTGTACCTAGAATCACTGTACTGCACCCTGGCTGCCACTTGCCAATCAGTAAGTTCTTCAATATAAAGTGATTTTAGAATTGTTCTAAATGGCTGCTTTGAACTATCAGCGCATTGATCAATGGCATGATAAACTGCTTGGCATTTATCTTGTGCTTCAAAAATAGTAGCCATTTTATTCTCTGCTGAGTTGCCACTATGACTCATGATACCTGTAGGATCGAGCTGTGGACTGCTAAGATCTGTACGATGATAACCAGCTCTAATTAGGTAGTGTTCAAAATTAAATTTGAAAAAGTCACGTACCTTCTGAGCGGTTTTTTTCTGATCAATATCAATAGGTAGATCAATGTTTTCTTCCACAGCTCTTTTCCTTTCTATTCCTTGGTATAAATTTTGTTTTTACAAAAATACTTATCTCCGGATTTTAACTTTTTAAAACGGACAATTTTACGGAATTTTCTCAAATAATATCCTTTTTTATTTAAATAAAGTCTTGCACTTGATATAAATTGTAAAGGCTGATGTGTGATAACACGGTATTTACTAAAGTTTTTACTATATATTTTTTGTCCAGTTTTTCGATTTATCGCTACATATTTAAAATATGGTTTAACTTCTAATCCTAAACGATTAACAGCTGATCTGATCTTATTTTGGCTAAAGTTTAATTCTGTTGCTACCTCTTTGATTGAATAACCTTCATTAATTAAGGTAGTGATTTTAGCGTCAATAATTTCTTCTTCATTGTTATAAAGCGATTTTTGAATAGACTTTAAGGTTAAATTATTATCTGGTACTAATGATAATGTTCCATATTCATTTTCTAAGCTATGGATTAAATTATACGGGATAGCCATACCCCACCAAGCCTCCTTCCACAATCATACGAGCATCTTTTGTACTACGAGCAATTCCGTGTATCACATTATGTGATAATAGAAATTCATGAAATCTAATCTGGTCACCTCTAGGTTTACCAATTTTTGATTTTACTTCTATATAAAATACTTGATTGTCTACCCATCTGAAGCCATATAAATCTGGATGTCCTTTAGGCAAACCGGTATCAAACCACCTGCCATTTTTCATCAGCACTTTACCCACATTAGCTCTAAACACAGTACAATGATGCATTGATAATTCACGCATGATCTGTTTTTGTATTTCGTGTTCAGACATTGTTTGTTGCCCTAACAGATAAAATATCGTTTACATTTAGTAGAACTTTGCCCAATTGAGTATCCGTAAGTTCGATAAAAGATTGAGTTAGCATCTGTAAATCATCTCTTACTTTGTAGTAATCTTCCTTAACTTCGTACTGAGTTCTACCGTCATTCATCTTTATTGTTGTCATTTACTAGTCCTTTCAGTCTTGGATTAAAAGTGCTTACCTATCACCTAATTCATATTCATCAGGCACATGCCATAGATAAACACGTCTGTCATATACTTTTTTATAGCTTAGTTTCAAAACCGGTATATCTTCCAATGATGGTTACCTCAATTCATCTAAACTAATATTTAACGCATCAGCAATTTTACATACTTTACTAAAACTAGGTTCCTGCCCAGCAAATTTATATTTTTTCAATGTTTCATAATTTACATTAGATTCCCTGGCTAATTTTGCTAAAGACCAATGCTTTTTGTTCAAAATAATTTGTATCTTATTCCACAACATCTTGTGCCTTTCGTGTATAATAATACATATATCTAGTGTTTAATTGATTTTTTAAAAGGAGATTTTTTATGGATCAAAAAAATCCACTTAATTTTTTACCTCAAAATACTCAAGAACTATTAATGAATTCTACTGCTAAAAATATTGGTGATACCTTGGGTGGTATTTCAGAATTATTATTATCGCCATTAAACATAGGAACAACATGGGCAAATGCACATATAAGAAAATTTAAACAGTCAATTATTGATAATGTAAATAAAATTCCTGAAGAAAATAGGGATTCTTCTAAAATAAACTTAGCTATGAAAACAATAGAGGACTCTAAATATCAAATAAGTGATGATAACTTAAGAGAAATGTTTGCCAAGCTTATTGCTGCTTCTATAGACAAAAGGAAAAATCAAGGATTATCACCTAGATTTTCAAATGTTCTATCACAATTCAGTCCAGAAGATGCTAAGTTTCTTATGCAAATTTCGACTAATAATTTGAATTCTATACCTACTGTTATATTTTTTAGCCGAATGGATGATGGCTCAGGCCATAAAGATGGAGATCATTTTATTGCTCCAGATAAATCAACAGCTTCTTGGTTTCAAAATGAACTAAGTTTAGATAGTCTTGTTTCGCTAGGGATAATTAATCAAAGCGATGACGATTATTTGACCCATGATACAAATAAGTTATTTTATGATTCTGCTAAAAAATCACCTGAATTTTTAAGTTGGAGTAATTTATTTACTTTATCAAATACAACCTCTAAACCCACTATTGAAAAGGGATTTATAGAATTCACAACTTTTGGTAAAAAACTAACTCAAATCGTTATACAAAATTAATTAAAAATTTGGTTGCTTCGACCTGTTTAGCTGTAAAAACTATATGTCTTTAAATAGAATCTTCCCAAACCAATTCTCCATTTTTAGCCATTTTAAACGTACCAATTTTATCGGATTGTGTGGCGTTTTTTTTATTTTCCATTTTCGCTACCTTCCCATCTTTAAATTTCATCTTTATCACTCCAATTTCCCATCACAATAAGATTTTCAGTTAAATTTCCTTTAATCAATTCCATAATATTTTCCTAAAGAGTTACACTCCGGTTACAGTTACTGTAACCTATTCTTTTCTTACTCATTCAAGGGTTTTGCTTATCAAAATTTACTGGTTACAGTAAATTTCATAAAAACTTTTTTTAAAGCTATGAAAGCTATATATTATATAAATAAAAAGTTTTATTAATATTTACTGTTTTACTGTAACCAGTACCCCTGTTACCTACTTACACAAGCGATTTCGCGGTTACAGTTACTGTAACTTTACTGTAACTTACTGTAACTTTTGAAATCCTCTTACAGCTTTTTTATTAATTTTAACTACAGCACTTGTGTTGTAACCCATGTGTTCCATGTAATAACGAATATCACGCGTCTGTTTATTATTCCTTGATAAAGCGTTAGGATCTTGAAATAAAGCAACTGATAATTCCCGGTTAGGAATAAACTTCTGCCCTTTAAATTTATTCTCTAAAACATCCATTAAATTATCTTCAAGACCTGATGTATAGCGGAATTCTTCTCTATTTTGCTTTAACAAAGCTTCTTGTTTTGGCGTAAATCTAAATGGATCTTTTGCATTCTTATATAACCAAACCACTTCACCCCACAGCTGCTGCACTACATCCTCGGTCAAATCGGTCACAGGATTCTTAGTTTGTTTGTCCGGATGAGCGTAAATTGATAAAAATCTCCGATCGCCTGAACGATCTCGCAAGTGCCTAACTTCATTAGTTGTTCTTGCAATGACAAATTTTTTCTTGAAATGCAAAGGCTTATGACCATAAGGCTTACGATATTCGAAATCTTGCATGGTAATAAATTTTTTGATTTCTTCAAAACTCGCATCATTACTGGCAGTCATTTCATCATCATTAACAATCAGAGCGTTTTTCATCACTTCGAAATCGTCTTTTTTAGTGAAAGTATTAAACTGGTCTGTATATAGTCCCATAGGCGAAATATTTTTCAGGATTGAAGTTTTACCGACTCCTTGGCCACCCACTAAATCTAAAACATAATCGAATTTAGTTTCAGGATCATAAGCTTTGGCAACGGCTCCCATTAACCACGTCCGAGTAATTAGTGTTGTGGTCGCATTCTTCTTGGCTCCAAGATATTCAGGGAAAAAATTATCAATCCTTCGTTTCTTGTCCCAATGTTTATATGCATTATCCATATAATCAATCACTGGGTTATAAGAATTCATGTAAGCGACATTATCTATTGCTTGCTCGATAATCACATTTTTAAAAGTAGCGTGCTCATAATCGGATCGAGCTTCAATATATAATTCTACTGAGTTAGTAACCTGATCTGTATATTGCCCTTTGCTAATTATGACAGTGCCAATATTCTTAATTTCTAACTTGCGATTATCAACTACATCTATTTCTTGGGTAAATTCGTTCAATCGAAATAGATTTTTAAGATTGGGATCATGCAATAAGATCATTACTACGTTTTTAACGCTAGTAGTTTTAACGGCACCATTATTTTGACGTTCAAGTTCAATGGTGGTTTTACGTAACTTCTCAGCATTTTTTTCATTGATTTTAATAACGTCACTCATTCAATCCCCCTTCTTTTAATCTCTTTTACAATTACTGAATTTACTGTTCGTTCCACTTCATTTAGCGGAAGACTGTCTGTTGTATTAGTGTTTGCAATTAATGCCAATTTAGCTGCTGCAGCTGGATCAACACCGCGGTATAATAGCCCACCGACAAAGCTGGTAAGAGTATCATTGCGTCTGCCGGTACCGCCTAAGCCATTGACAATTAATTCAAATAGTTTTGAAGTCTGCGTCTTACTGGCAATTTTATAGTCTAAAATCGTCTTTTTTTCTGGCTTAGACTTGCTTTGAATTAATTCCAACAAACCAGCTGGAGCTGGTCTGATGGGCTTGTGATTAAGCCACCGATAGGACTTACCATCTATTCTGCTAGGAGCGACTACCACATAATTATTTTCATGAGCTTTCAAATCAACACCTGGCAATAGGCCAATGCATTGCGTCACATTCTCTTTTGCAGGCTTTTGAAAGAAGAAATGATAACCATCATGAGCAGTTTTCTCTCGCAAAGTGTCTTTAAACCATTCGTTGTGATTCAGGTTAAGAATTGATTGTAAGCCATCAACATCACCATGACGGTCAACATCAATCACGAAAAACTTGTCAGTTTTAAGAGCGATGTTAGCCAATGGATAGCGTTGCCAGACCTTTCTAATTTCATCACCTGAAAGTGGCGGCTTATCGGCAAACTTAATTAGCGGTCGTTTATTTGATCCAATGGGAATGACAGAAAATCCATGTGCTGCATAGCTAATGGCATAATTGACTAGATTTTCTAGTTGCATAATTTAACCTATTAATTTTTATTTTTAGAATGGTAAGTCGTCATCACTAATATCTATAGTATCACCAGTGCCATTAAATGGATCTTTGGCATCAGCTACTTTTGGTTGTTCCTGCTTTTCAAATGTATAATTTCTAAAAGGATATTGGGGATTCTTCTTATTAGGAGTAGTTTTAATAGTCACTTTTAAAACTTTGCCACAAGCTGGCTGCAATGCTTTAGCAATAGCTTCATAAGCTTCTGTTTCATTTTCAAAGGCAAAACACTTGTCGGGTACCGGGTTATCAAGAGTTTCACCAATAATTTGAATTTCAGAAATGCTTCTAGCAATCACTGAGTTAGGCATTGGATCACCATTAGCTTTTGTTTGTGCAAGTGATGGAAAAATCGATTCTTGTCTGCCTTCATATTCACCCTGGACAACGCTAAAAGTTAACATCAAGAAATCTCGGTCACCTTTGGCGTTATGAGTCGCATTGTCAAAACTCATAAGATAGGTATCATCTGGTATCGGCTCATATGGGTTGTATTCCTTACCATCTTTCGGGTTAAAACCTTTTTGTTTCAGTTCGTTCATTGCATCAAGTAAGCTCATTATTTAGTCTCCTTTTTAAAAATTCCGTTGCATGTTTCCAATAGTTTTAAAATACGATGGTCTGTAATATTTTTCGGATTGTATTGTGTTCTTAAGCTTTTTACTTCTCTAAAGTAGGAAGCATTAAAGCCATCACCGACTTTTTTAGTTCTGATTTCAACATCACAATTGCCATTTACCACATTAAAATATTTAGTCTTTAGCGAAGGATGGTAAGTAGTGGCACCAGTGTTGTCATCTGTAATTGAATTTTCTCGGCTAATATAGATGATGTTCATTGGCAATGCTTTTAAATCCATCACCAGCTGTTGCAGTGCAGTGTTGAATAATGCGTAGCCTTTACCGTAAGGAATATCGCTTAATGACTTAACATTGTTATCCAAGCAAATTGCTTGCTCAAGCATAACGATAATGTCATCTATCACGTCTACCACAATTGTTTTGAATTGCTCCTCAGGTTTTCTTTGCTCATTTTCTGTCTGTAAAGCTAAGATAATATCGTCTAATTGCTGGGTAACTAATTGCGTTGGTTTGCCATTCTTATCTCTTAAATTCCTAATTTGAAATGCTGGTGCGGTTCCCTGATCGCTGTTCCCATCGGTATTAAGTACAATCGGATTTGGGAAAAAGCTGGCAAAATAGCTTTTGCCACTCATTGGTGCACCCCAGATAAAAAAGTTGTGTGGCTGTGCCTTTGGTTCTAATTTTTTTGGTTTTGGTAAAACTATCATTTGATTAATCCTTTCATTTTTTCTGATTCAAAAATCAACATCTCGATAAAGGTATCTATTAAATTTTTTCTTTTTAAGACTTTGTCATAGTCACCTTCTGCAACTGCAATTGATATTTCAATCGCCTGCCTGTCTAAAAAACTCATTTCTTAATCATTCCTCTCTTCTTTAGTTGAAAGTAAACCCATCCTTGCTTGTAACCATGCAACTTTGCGTAAGCATTAAGTTCAGCTGGTGAGGTTAACTCATTAACTTTCATGTTTGCGACTTTTTTAAGTAAGTCGCTTTTTACTATTTCCGCTATTAATTTTTTACGATTTTTTGCTTCAACTAAATCAACATCTTTAACCTGTTTTGCCTCGTGAACTTTAATTGGTTGACCACATAAGGGGCACTTGCCTTCTTTGACTTCACTAGCTTTGACAACTGCAAAACAGTAATCGCAGGTAATAATTGCCATGCCGGGCTCAGTATTTATTTTTGAAACAGATTTTGTACCACTGACCACTGCCTGCTTCCAGTCTCGGTCATCATCTGGGTAACCAAATTTCTGCACATTATTAGCATGGTCAATAATTATTGCTGTCTTGCCCGGTCTAGGATTTAGGCATCGCATCGAAAATTGTAAATACAATGCTAGTGATGTGGTAGGTCTTGCCATAATCACACAGTCAACGTTTGGTAAATCAACGCCCTCAGTGAACAAATTGACGTTAACCAATATCTTTAATCTCTGATTTTTAAAATCAGCAACAATTGCATCCCTTTCGACCGTTGGTGTTTTACCGTCAACTTCTTTAGCTGAAATTCCTGCATCGTTAAATTCTTGAGCTACCCTCTTTGCTGATTCAATAGAATAGGTGTAAACCACTGCTTGCATTCCTTTGGCAATCCGCTGATATTGCTTAACCACATGGCCAAAGATTTTAGTGCTCATTGCTTCATCCATAGACTTGTTGGTGTAGTCACCAGTCGAACTGCGTTTTAGTAATTTGCTATTGAAATCATTAGGTGGTTGGAAATATCTGAACGGTGCTAAAAAACCGTCATTAGTTAATTCTTTAATTGATTTCCCGACAATAATATCGTCTGCTATCTGATCAAGTTGTTTCTGACCTGTTCTTCTTGGCGTAGCCGTGAAGAACAATACGTAAGCATTTTTGAATTTGTTTAGTATTTTCTGGTAGCTTTTAGCAAGAGCGTGGTGACCTTCATCGATTAAAATAAGTTGAGGTTCTGGCAATTTATTAGCACGCCTGCATAGTGTCTGCACTAAGCCCATTGTTGCTAAGTTAGGCTTAACACCTTGTGCTTTGAAAGTAGCCTTAGCCTGATCCAATACTTCTTTTCTATGAATAATAAACATTACGCGATTGTTTTTAGCAGTTGTTCTCTTGGCAATTTCTGCCATTACGACTGTCTTACCCGTTCTTGGCGGTGACTGCACAATAATGTGATGGTGACCTTTTTGCATTGATTTAGTAATCCGCTGAATTAAATCGCTTTGATAAGATCGTAATTCGTACATATTTATAAATTGTCGTAAAAATCAATTAGTGCCTTAGCACATTCAATGTCATACATATAGTTTTCTTCAGTGGCAGATACTGAAGCTTTTTTAATGTAATCAACCTTTTCGTCACCGCTTAAGCCTAATAGGCTAGCATTCTTTTCAAAAGCCTCTCTGCTCTCACTTTTATGGTCTAAGTTGAGCTCTTTGAACATTAAAAGTAACAATGATGTGATAGCAATTAATCTATCGTTTTCAGCAATAATAGATTCCTTTTTAGTTTTTATTACAACTCTTTTATTACAAGCAACTAAATAGATTGTTTTTATTATTTTTCCTAAATACTCCGTATCAATTTCACCTTTAAGATACGGTACAGATACATCAAAGTAGTCTGCTAATTGTTGCCAAACTTTTTCATTGGGATTTCTTTTTCCATTCTCATATTGGCTAATAGCTTGATTAGTAAGTCCTGTTACTTTAGCTAAATTTCCTTGGCTCACTTTCTTTAACTGACGTAATTTTTTAATTCTATTTGGCCTATGTTCATCGAATCCTTGAATATAAGGAACTGAGACGTCAAAGAAGTCTGCCAGCTTTTGCCACACTTCCAACTTTGGCTCGCGCTTTCCACTTTCATACCTACTTAAAGTGTTTTTAGCAATGCCAACTTTTTCGCCCGTTTTTTCAAGGGTTAGGTTATTTTTTTGTCTTAGCTCTTTAATTCGATTTTCCATGTTTAATCTCCTGCAACTGTGCTTCGTCATAAACCATCTTTTTTGCTTCCTCAAACATGTATCTAATCACTGATTGAAATTGCTCACTGGGTGATCCTTCATGTGTGCATATTGGACTAGGATAATTTATTTCAAGGTAATTAATCGCACCTTTATAGGTGTCTTGCTTTAAAGCCTCGTTTTTTAAACGGATAGTCCATAATTCAATTGCTTTAAAAGTTTCTTCCTGCCAATCTAAAAATTCTTTATTCAACATAAAAGTCTCCTAGCTAATTGTTGTTTTTCTGTTTGGTTCTAAATGTGCACCCGGTATATTTTGACCATCTTTCATATCTTGATAGAGTTTACGTTTATCTATTGATGAAACTTCTTTTGTCACAATATAAACTTTAGGTATTTTACGTTCATCTGAAATGATGGTCTTTTGCTTATAATTACGTGGCTTGAGGATGTAATGTTCAGTATGTAGCTCTTTAATACCCGCATCGTCGATTACTTCTGTCATGTAATTTTGCAAACTATTTTTCTGATTCTCGTAATGATGTTTCTGCTCTGTAAGCTGCTTAATTTTGTTTGTCAAAAAATCGATGTTTGCGGTATCTCGTTCAATTAAGCCAGCTAATCCGTCCAGTTTGTCATCTCTAGTTAGCTTCAAAGAATCAAGAGTATCTTTTAGTGTATCTGGATCAATATCCTCTTTATCAGCTACCTTTTTGATAGCATCATTTATTTCAAAGAGTTTCATTTTAAAGCATCGCCTATCCTTTCACTCCCGTATGCCCACTCAATTATTGATGAAAAACTGTCTCCATCATCAATATCACAAGAATCTGTTAAAAAATCGTACGGATCATAGTCCAATTCTTCACATAATTTATCTAGAGAGCCATGGTTAAATTCTAAACGATGCTTTAGAAATTCCATATTGTTTTTATAAACATTACTTCCCGTAACTAAACTTGAAATCACTGAATTTTCCATGTCATTAATCAATTTGGCATTAGGATCTTCTTTAGCAATTTCAGCTAATTCTTCTTGAGCATTAATATCATGAATAGCTTGCTTTAATTCATTACCATTTTTTACTTCCATATGTTATAATCTCCTTAGTATTCTTTATACTTTATTATTACTGAAGAGTCCGATTGCAGTCGGGCTTTTTTGTGTGTCAAATTGTCCCTGGCAGATAAGGCGGCAAACTTAGGACGTAAATCGCTAATGCTAGACCAGCAATTGCTACTAGCAATGATGCGATTAGTAACCCTTTGCTTTTCGGATAAGTGCCGAAACCTGCGTATAAAATGTGCTGCCATTTAATCAATATCCTTTCTACTATTGGGGTAACTTTGCGTTCCAATCTATCTCGCCTCGATGTTTTTCCATCCACTCGGCAGCTGGCTTTTCAAAAATGATAGTCTTGCTACCCTCTTCCGTTCTTCGTGGGTTAACTACCCAGCCACCGTTTTTAACGTTAACTTCTGGAAACTCGTCAAAAATAAATAATCTAATCCAGTTAGGAGCTTTCTTACCGCAGTATTTTTCGGAAAACTCTTTCATTTTAATTGCTTTTCCGACTAGAGATTCTGCAGGTACATAGCCTCTTTTCTGCATAATTTGGTCAATTGCATCAATCAGAGTATCTATCGGGATTGTCAATTCTATTGATTTAGTCATTTTGTATTTACTCACTTTCTAAATTTAATTCTTTTCAACGTATTAATTTGCTAACGTCTTTTTTGATATAATTGAATTTAATAGATTTTAAAATAAATCTCTAAGGAAGGTGTTTTTATGGACTGGCAATTATTGGCACAATATCTTAGCTATCTTGTTGCTATTGTTTCAGCATTTTTTAGTTATCTAAGCAACAAAAATGCAAATCGAACTACTAAAGAAATAGAAATACTAAAAGAAGATTTCGCTAGAGAAAATGAAAAACGTAAGAATAAACAGCAATTTAAAAATAAAAACCAAACATTAATACTTGATTTTCTCTCTTCGATTAATTCATACACAGCGTCACACAGTTTAGAAAATAAAAGAATTGCATTAAGTTCATGTGCCAAAGTCATGCCTTACTTAAATGACGACCAGGTATTGATTGTAAATGAAGTTATGGAGTCAATTCAGCAGACTTCTACTTCTGGCTGGAATGATGCAACCACTGAACATGCTGACAAAGTCGTTTTCTCTGCTAACCAAAAATTCCTGAAAACATTAAATACAATGTTTCAAGAAGATTAATTAATGTAATACCATCTAATCATGAATAAGATACATACTTTCTTTTATTCTTTGAATGATATAAAAGATAAAATTCCAGCATCCATATAGAAGTAATCATTGATAAAATTCTTGACATTTTTTACCTCATACATACTCTGTGTTCGTTCATTAATTGATTTAATTCTTTTTTTGAATAACGCTTAACTCCTTCTATTAAGCTGTATGGGATTTTTCCTGCTTTTTCCCATCTGTAAAATGTAGCTTTGGAAACATTAAGATATTTCCTAGCATTAGTTTGATTCATCCAAACCGTGTCTTGTTTTTCAGTTAGCCCGTATTTTTTAAAAATTGATTCAACCGCATCAAGCAGCTGATCATCGGGAATATTAATTGGAACTTTTACTTCCATCTTTATTCACCTCCTTTCCAAATTTAACTAAGTTAACTTCTAACACATCAACTATTTTGCAAGCATTTTAAATAATATTTGAATGTTATTTTTATAGTTTGGAATGTGTCGAACGGCAATCTGCTTGGTTTTGAAATTCTATAAATACTCTTTTTTACTTCCAAAATCTTCTCAATCATGCTTCACATTTTGTATCTCCTGTACTTGTATGCCACTATATATAGCTTTATAATTAAGACATCTAGTTAAAAAGGTGGTTATATGAAACTTAATCAAGACTGTGTTCGTTCCGTAATGCTATTTATTGAGGACAAATATGAATTTGGGACTTTTTTATATTTAGATAATTTTTTAAATGCTAAGGAACTTAGGGATTATAAGCCTGAAGAAATTAAATACGTTTTAGCAAAATTATCTGAAACAAACTATTTGCATGACAGAATTAAATGGATTAACAACGATATTGCATATTATTCTACAGGCGCACTTACATGGGATGGTCATAAGTTTTTAGATACAATACGCGATAAGAAAGTTTGGTCTAAGACCAAAAAAATCACTAATAAATTTGCTTCTGTATCAATTTCTATGGTTGAAAGCATAGCTTCTCAAGTTATTACCAACCTAATAACTGAGCAGATGAGATCATAAATGATTGTCCATTAAACTAAATATGAATTTGCTTATCACTAGACTTATCAAGTAACATTGATGAGTCTTTTTGATAAAAGAATTTTTCATTGCTAAATATTAGATGCTTATAATTTTAATTGTTAGCTTTTTAAGTCTTTTAAAGTTGCCTATTTTCACTTTGCTTTCAATCTATTCAGTAATTCCCAAAACCTTATAAACTTTCTTCCTAACAGAAATATCACGTGGTGTAGTCCCACCGTGAATTGCATAGCTAAGAGTCGGTCGATTAACATTTAATAGCTCTGCCAAACTTGAAACTGTGTAGCCTTGTCGTATCATTTCAATTTTGATAGCACTAAAAATCTTTGACTTAGCTTCTGCTAAAGCCTGTTCTGCTGGCAACATAGTTCACTCCCTTCTTTCTAAAACAAAAGTGTAAATAATTTTGTCAATAAATCACTAAATTTTGTTGACATATATTAGCGTAAACGCTAATATAAAAGTGTAATAAATAAACCATTGAAACGTATCCCCATACTATTCAATACTTTTTTATTTATTTAATTTTATAAGTAATTTAATTGACAAATATATTATTACGCGTTTTCGCTAATTAGTCAATAAAAAATTAGCGTTTTAAATAATATTTTATGTCAAGGATTGGAGAGCCTTGATATGACAACATTCGAAAGAATAAAAGAATTAGCTAAAAAAAGAAAATTGACATTATCGAAAGTTAATGACTTAGCTGGTATTGGGACAAACTCTATTTACAGATGGAAAACGCAATCACCAACCGTCAATAACTTAAAAAAAGTGGCAAAAGTTTTACATACATCAACTGACTACCTTTTAGGTAATACCGATGATCCTTCACCTACTGTAAATAAAGAAAGCCATCCTTATGTTGACATCACGGATGACGAAACTGTTTATTCATATCGTGGCAAACCGGTGCCTAAGGAGTATCTTGATGTTATACGCAACTTAATGGACAGTGATATTAGAAAGGGTAAAGGTGAGTGA